GGCATGAAGTTCGATCAGACGCCATATCAAACGCCGCAAGTTCAACCTACAAGTTTCCCTGCGCTACAACCTCAACCGCAGATGCCGGTATCTGCACAAAAGCCTTTCAGGAACACCATAACATCTGTTGAGCAGGCGTTTGACCTCTATAAGAAGGGTGTTCTTACAAAGGAGAGTGCCAACGCGATAATCCATGAGATTAAAACCAACGGG